GTGTACGCTTTATGTACGAGCATTTACCCAACTGGATTAAAGCAGGTGTTACAAGCTACAACAAAGGCAGTATTGACTTTGACAATGGCAGTCGTATTGTCAGTGCTACAACAACAGAGAACACTGGTCGTGGTATGTCTATTACACTGGTATATCTTGACGAGTTTGCTTTCGTTCCTCCTCGTATTGCCAAGGAATTCTGGACAGCTCTAAGTCCAACGCTGTCAACAGGTGGTAAATGTATTATTACAAGCACGCCATCGCAGGACAATGACCAGTTTGCGCAGATTTGGAACGATGCTATCAAGAATATTGACGAGTACGGTAATCCAAGACCAGTTGGTAAAAACGGCTTTAAGAGTATCAAGTATATTTGGAGTGATCATCCGGACCGTGACGAAGCATGGGCAGATCATGAACGTAGTAAAATTGGCGAGGATAGATTCTTTCGAGAACACGAGTGTAAGTTTATTGCCGCTGATGAGACATTGATTAACAGTATTAAGCTGGCTAATCTAGAGGGTGTAGATCCCATGGATAGAATAGGTCAGCTAAGAATATATGAAAAAGTAAACAAAGAAAAAACTTATGCCATAGGCTGGGACCCAAGTTTGGGCACTGGTGGTGACAGCGCGGCTATACAAGTGTTTAGCTTGCCAGATCTAGCACAGGTTGCAGAGTGGCAACACAATAAAACAGATGTACGTGGACAATTACGAGTACTGGTGTCCTTACTAAACTGGTTAAAAGATCAGGGCTTGGACAACGAACAAATGTATTGGAGTGTTGAAAACAATACACTGGGCGAAGCCGCACTGGTTGCAATCGTAGAGTATGGCGAGGATAACATTCCTGGATATTTCCTCAGTGAACCCGGCGCTAAACGCAAAGGCTTTAACACAACCAATAAGAGTAAACTAGCCGCTTGTACAAAGCTAAAATACTATATTGAGTCGGATAAAATGAAGCCCAAGAGTAAAAATTTAATACAAGAGCTAAAAACTTTTGTTGCCCATGGCGCTAGCTTTGCTGCCAAAGAGGGTGAAACGGATGACTTGGTCATGGGTACAATACTTGCAGTAAGGCTAGTTGAGCACTTGATGAAGTATGATGAAAACACATATAACGCATTGGTAGAACGTGGCAGTAGCGATTTTATTGCTCCCATGCCAATAGGTATAATATAATAAGAAAAGGTAAATAATACTATGGCCGTTGATTTCAGTACTGTAGCAGATAGAATTTTTGACCAGCTTAAAGGCTTTGGTTACCAAATAGCCATCTTTGATGCAGGTGGTAAACAAACTCAGAATGCCAAAGAAGGTAGAAGATTTTACAGTATGGATCAGAAGTTCACTGTTGAACTATCTGAAAAAGAAAACGTTATCAAAATTAAATTTGGCGAAAGCACAGATAAAAATAAATTAAAAGAGTTACAGCGAACTATCAAAGGTGGGATCGCCAAAAAATACTTAATAGGAGTTGATGTTATGCCTTATTCAGGTACAGACATAGAATTAAAACATGCAGAGAACGTGGTAAGTGAAAGTTTAGGACCTAGCATGGGTTCTGTTAAAACTAGTTACCAACAAACAGAAGGCGCAAAGCTAATTATTCGTCATAACAAACCAGTTAACGAAGAAGTTCGTGGTAGTCGCAGTCGCAACATCAGCGCATTGTTCATTGAAAATGCACAGGGCGAGCGATTCAAGTATCCACATACACACCTAGCCGGTGCTCGCATTATGACTCAGCACGTTGCTGAAGGTGGCACACCATACGACGAAGTTGGTCAAAAGATTATTGGTCTAAGTGAAGAACGCACACAGTTAATGCGTGTTACACAGTACATTCGTTCAAATGGTCTACAAGAGCAAGCAGGCGATATTGGTTCTGTTGTTCAAATGAGATTGTCTGAAATCAAACAAATTCTTGGTAGATACAACGCAGAGTCATTGATGAACGATGTTCATGAAAGTGACGACACTGATGTAGCTTCTCTAAAAGAACGTTTAACAAAAAATGTCTTCGATGAAAGCATTGGCGAAATGTTACCAAAGCTAAATGGTTACATGAAGTCATATCAATCAAAGTTACAGGCAGAATCTGCAATGGCAGAATTAAAACAAGAAGTTGAAGAAAGTGCACACATTTACTTCAGCGAAATGCCTGATGTTGACATGAGCGAGATGATCGTTTATGAAAGTCCAACAATCAATACAACTGAACTTATCAATATGGTATTACCAGTATTGGAAGACGAGTCAGTTAAACAAAAATTAACCGCTGTGGCAACACATGTTCAAGAAGGTTTGCTGGACCCAGCACTAGTTGATAACATCACTAGAAGCATAGTTGGTAAGGCAGCTCTAGCAGAAAAAGTTTCCGATATCTTAGATACTAACAAGTTCTTTGAATCAGCTATCAGCAAGTTCTCTATCAGAGAAATCTTGAAATAATGGTATAAATATCAATGTGCAGAATAGCCAAAAGGCTATTTTGTACTTGACGTAGCATGTAATAACATGTTACAATTCGTTCACTAACTGGGAGTAGTTAGTGTTCCAGGCAACTAAATTTGGTTAAACCCTGGCATTTTAAAGGAAGAAAATATTATGGCAACATTAGCAGAAATTCGCGCTCGTTTGATGGAGCAAGAAAACAAAACACAAAATAACACTCAAAAGTCCGCAATGGACAATGCAGTGTATCCATTCTGGAACGCACCAGAAAATTCAACAACAACTATTCGTTTCCTCCCTGATGGAGATGATACCAACACTTTCCCATGGCGCGAACGCCAAATGATTCGTTTATCTTTCCCTGGCGTTAAGGGTGGAGATGAAGGCAAGCCTGTAACAGTTACAGTACCTTGCATGGAAATGTGGAAAGAAACTTGTCCTATTCATGCTGAGATTCGTCCTTGGTACAAGGATGCAGGTCTTAAAGATCTAGCAAACAAATACTGGAAGAAGCGTAGTTACTTGTTCCAGGGTCTAGTAGTAGACAGCAAGCTGGCAGAAGAAAATCTTCCAGAGAATCCAGTTCGTAGATTCATCGTTAACCCAAGTATCTTTAATATTGTTAAAGCGGCTTTGATGGATCCTGAAATGGATAACCTGTTCACAGACATTGAAAACGGTACAGACTTCCGTTTGACTAAGACTACCAAAGGTCAATATGCAGACTACAGCACAAGTAGCTTTGCACGTCGTGAACGTGGCCTCAGTGAAGTAGAACGTGCTTCTATTGAACAATTTGGTTTGTACAACCTAAATGACTTCATGCCTAAGAAGCCAACTAAAGAAGAAGTTGATATCATTTATGATATGTTCAAAGCAAGCATTGACGGTGAATTGTATGACCCACAGCGTTGGGGACAATACTTTAAGCCTGCAGGTTTGAACGTTGGTGGCGGCAACAGGTCAGAGTCCTCAGGTGATGAACCAGCGGCTCGTCCTAGTGCACCGGCGCCAGTGGCCAAGCCAGCAGTTGCAGTAGTGGCACAGTCAATGGATGACGATGAAGATCCTCCATTTGAAGCAGATAACGCCGCGGCACCCGCAGGTAAAAAAGACGTCAACGACATCTTGGCAATGATCCGTAATCGTCAAAAGCAATAAACACGGCCTGGGCCTCTGCATGTAAATGTACGCTCAGGTTCTCTATGCTTAAAAAGCGTTTACTATCACAGAGTAGAGAGTATCCAATGACACTACCAGACGAACGATATCGAGCTGTGGCATCTGCCAGAGAGTTGCTAGCTGAAATAGCAAACTCTAATGGCAGATGGAAGCGTATACCAAAAGAATTACGACTCTATTGTATTCATGCATTACGACATTATCCTACTCAGTTTGAAATGAAATCTGTGGCAAGACAAGTACCTGAACTCTTTCAAGAGAAAATGGAACCGTTGACGAGAATGATTATGGTATACGACCAAGAACAAAAGGAAGAACAAAATGACAAAACCATTTGACGTAAGTAAATTTAGAAAAGAAATCACTAAGAGCATTGAAGGCCTTAGTATTGGTTTTAACGATCCAACTGATTGGATCAGCACAGGCAACTATACACTGAACTATTTGATCAGTGGCGACTTTTTCAAAGGCGTGCCTATGGGTAAGGTTACTGTATTTGCCGGTGAGTCTGGTGCAGGTAAAAGTTATATCTGTTCAGGTAACTTAATCCGTCATGCGCAAGAACAAGGCATTTATGTAGTGCTTATTGACAGTGAAAACGCATTGGACGAAGCATGGCTTCATGCATTGGGCGTTGACACTGACGAAAGCAAGTTGCTCAAACTTAATATGGCTATGATCGATGACGTAGCTAAAACAGTTACAAAGTTCGTAGCAGACTATAGAGCATTGCCCGAAGACAACCGTCCCAAGGTATTGTTTGTTGTTGACAGCTTGGGTATGTTGTTGACTCCCACAGACGTTAACCAGTTTGAAGCAGGTGACTTGAAAGGTGACATGGGTCGTAAACCTAAGGCACTAACAGCATTGGTTCGTAACTGTGTTAATATGTTTGGTAATCTAAACATTGGTTTAGTTGCAACTAACCACACATACGCTAGTCAAGATATGTTTGACCCGGATGACAAGATCAGTGGTGGACAGGGCTTTATCTATGCAAGTTCAATTGTAGTTGCTATGCGTAAGTTGAAGTTGAAGCTAGACGAAGATGGTAACAAGACTACATCAGTTAACGGTATTCGTGCTAGTTGTAAGATTATGAAAACTCGTTACGCTAAACCTTTTGAAACTGTACATGTACAGATCCCATACTCAACAGGTATGAGCCCTTACAGTGGTTTGTTTGACATGTTGGAAGAACGCGGCTTACTCAAGCGAGAAGGTAACAGTTATACATATATCACCAAAGACGGTGAAATTCTAAAAGCAATGCGCAAAGGCTGGACCAATGATTTATTGGACAAAGCTATGGCTGATATTATGATCAGAGATATGACCGCCAGTGTAAATACACCGGACATTGTTAAGGAGGAAGAAGATGTTGCATGATGATGAGGTAAATCTTATTGTCGACGTTTGGACAAGTATTAAGACTTATATCGATAAAAAAGAACGATATGATGCCGCTAGTACATTGTTGAGAACTTTAGAGAATCACTATGACATGGATAGTGTCAGTGAAGAATTGCTGGGCAATGATTCTGTATTGGATACTGTGATCAAAGATATCTACACTGTTGACGATATTGTCGACGATGAAGATGATTACAGCGAAGACAATTACGACTACGATGATGATTGATGAGTGACTGGTATAGACGTGTATCCGGTAACTTAGGCGAGTTACCAGATGCTATATCCTATTTTGAATCCGAGTTGGCTAGTGCTAGGATTGATACTAGTATTAAAGGCAACTTGGAGTCAAACGCCAGACTGATGCCTGGTATTGTTGAGTATAGGTTTAATCAACTTCAGGAAGTAGAAGCTATCTTAGAATGGCTAAACATACAGCTTAGAAAAAAGCGCAGTGAAATGTTTAAGAAGTATACTGAAAACTATAACCGCGCACTAACTAGCAGAGATGCAGATAGGTATGTTGACGGTGATCCTGATGTTGTTGAATGGCAGTTATTGATAAATGAGTTTGCCATGGTTAGGAACAAGTACCTTGGTTTGATGAAGGCTATTGATGCTAAACAATATCAAATCAACAATATTACAAAACTGCGAGTCGCTGGCATGGAAGACACTACTATGGGCTAACGCCTATAGCTTACACAAAACCCGGTTTTTCCGGGTTTTTCATGCTTGAAAACCCAAAATACCCATAAATTGACGTAAATTCAATTTTACAGTATAATACGTTATCGCTTAACAAAAGAGGGTTTGAAATGCGTACAAAAACTATCATCGACGGCTTTAAAAATAGCCAAAAATTCCGTGTTATTTTCAAGGGCGACGGCAGTGAAAACGACATCGGTATGTATATGACTGTTAAGCAAATGACAGAGCAGTTCGCTACAGTGACAGCTCGTACAGTATGCTGGGAAGCTCTGATGAAGCTGGCTTATATGCGTTATGAAGCTCAGCGCAAGGGCGAAATGAGCCCTACAGGGCTTGTGACTTCTATACGTAACAAGCAAGTTCAAGTGGATTTGGTATGATTACAGGACCTTTGAACCCCTTTGAGGTTATGTTAGTAACCACTGACCTTGAGGAAAAGGGCATAAAAAACTACGATATGCGCCCTGGAAACAACTGTATCTGGGTCAATTATGGATTAGTAAATTGTTATTACATTTTCCGAGACGGAAAAATAGCCGACATTCAGTTCGATTAATTCCCAATAATTGACGTAAATTCATTTTTGCAGTATAATATATACATACAGACACAAAAGGGAGAGAAAAATGGCTAAAGTAAACTACGACAATTTCAACAGATTCGACCTCAACGAAGCCTGTGATCACTTTGACTGTGAAAAGCAGAGCAACTGGAAGAAGATCGGCAAGTTCATTGTAGCAGATGAACAGGAGTATACTCAGGTTCTAGAGTCTGAGTTTGACTTTGAGGATACCACGTCTGACGAGTATTATGCTTTTGAAGCAGGTGTAAAGTACGCTCTTTCAAAGATGAATGCCGCATTAAAAACAGCAAGCCTGAATCTGGAAGTGGCAGAAGTTGACTTGGTAGAAAGCCTGGGCTTTATGTTAGTGCGCACTGACGATACTCCAGAAACTTTTGTTAATCGCGTTATGAAAAAGCCTGTAGCGAAAGCAGAAGGTTGGGTATAATTCCCAATAATTGACGTAAATTCGGCTTTAGTGTATAATACTAGTATCAGTTAACGAAACAGGAGTTTTTAAATGGCTAATGTAACAGTTTTTAGTGGCAAGTATCGTAACATCGATATTCGTAACAGTACCTTCCGTCTTGTGCAAGACGTCCGCGAAGGTACCAAAGGTATGTACATCACAGTAGAAGACAACGGCAGTCTGGGACAGGGCGAAGGCAAAGAAGTTCGCATTCGTATTGCAGATCGCGATGACATCACAGTGTCAGGTAAAAGTGTGGCAGATATGTCGGATACAGAAATCCGCAAAACTAACAAAGACGACAATGTGCTGACCATTGTTAAACCCAAAGAGCCAGAAGTCTACACCGAAAGCGAAGAAGCCGCTATTGAACGTATTCGTGAACGTTTTGACATTCTAGATCAAATGGCAGAAGGTACCACTACAGGTGCTGTCCGTGCTATGATTGTTAGTGGCCCTCCTGGCGTAGGTAAATCCTTTGGAGTTGAAAAGGTGCTTGAGCAAGCCAGTTTGTTTGACAAGATGGCTCAGCGTAAGAATCGTTTTGAAGTTGTTAAAGGTGCGATGAGTGCTATTGGTTTGTATTGCAAACTCTTTCAATTCGCAGACGAAGGTAATGTGTTAGTGTTCGACGACTGTGACAGTATCTTGCTTGACGACTTGTCACTGAACATCTTGAAAGCGGCATTGGATAGTTCTAAGAAGCGTACAATTTCTTGGAACATTGATAGCAATATGTTGCGTCGTGAAGGTGTACCAGATCGTTTTGATTTTAAAGGTAGTGTGATCTTTATCACTAACATCAAGTTCGAGCACGTTCGTAGCAAGAAGTTGCGTGATCACTTGGATGCTTTGGAATCACGTTGCCACTATTTGGATCTTACAATGGACACTCAGCGTGACAAGTATCTGCGTATCAAACAGATTGTTCGTGACGGCATGTTGAATAGTTATGATTTTGAAGCAGGCGCTGAAAACGACATTGTCGAATATGTCTGGGAACAGCGTAATCGTTTGCGTGAACTGAGTTTGCGTACAGTTCTTAAGATTGCAGACCTGCGTAAAATGAGTGCTCACAACTGGAAAAAGTTGGCAGAAACTACAATTTTGAAACGTGCAGAAGTGTGCTAAACTAACCAAAAAACCCAATTAATTGACGTTAATTGGGTTTTATGTTATAATAATTACTTAAACAGTAAAAGGAATTCAAATGAAATTCAAACTAACTCTTGTAGCAGTAGCAGTTTCTACTCTAGCAGTAAGTGCGCAGGCACAGGTATTTGCTAACAGAGAAGCAGAAACACAGACAAAATATCTGACAGCTATCGGCGTACCTCAGGCCTGGGCACGTGGCATCACAGGTAAAGGTGTTATCATTGGTATTGTTGACAACGGCTTTGATGCTAATCACACAGACATTAAAAAGAATGTTATTAGTGTGACTAATAATACTAAACTAAAAACAGTGGCAGGTGTTCACGGTACTCAGATGGCAAGTATTGCCGCAGGTACATTGGATGGCAATGGCACAGTTGGTGTGGCTCCGGACGCTAAATTAGTTTTGTTCCAAGCAACCAGTTCAATTAGTTCGTCTACAGGTTTGGCAAGCACAGGCATCGACATGGAGGCAGTTTATAGAAGTATGACACTGGCAGAAAAGGCAGGCGCCAGTGTTATTAATTTGAGCTTGGGTTCAAACTTTGATAATACATTTAAGGCTACTACAGTAGAAGTCAGTCCCGGCATCTTCCGTGCTCCTAACAACTATAACAGCGCAGTAACAGGCGGCAAGAGTTACCTTTATGGTACTTCAATGAAAAGTGTGGCATCCTTTGCTAATTCAACAAGTTCTGCGGTTATTGTAGTGGCATCAGGCAATGCAGGCGCAAAGTATGCACAGATGCCAGCGGCATTTGCAACACAGACAGACGCTAATGGCAATTTGCTTATGGGCGGTCGTGTATTGATTGTTGGTAACGTGGTAGGTGATGGTAAAGGTGGTTGGACGATGAATACCACTAGCAATCAGGCAGGTACTCTTTGTAACAGTTTCACTGGCAATGTATGTAACGACAAATACTATGTCAAAGACTTTTATGTAGTGGCTCCCGGTACAGGTATGTGGGGTGCGGTTCCTGATGCAGGTAGAACTGCCGCAGGCATTAAGGCAGGTGGCACTAACGGTATTGGTGCAGTTACAGGCACAAGCCCAGCGGCCGCAGTGGTTAGTGGTGGTGTTGCATTGTTGAAACAGGCTTGGCCACAACTTAGCTCTGCACAGATTGTTCACTTGGTTAAGACAACTGCCACAGACATGGGCAAGCCAGGTGTAGACGAAGTTTATGGTTGGGGTATGGTTAATTTTGATCGTGCTACACAACCACAGGGCTTGTTGAAAATTGCCAGCTTTAAAGGTTATAACAAAGCTATTCCTTTAACAGCTTCTGGTGTTGCGTCTAGCGGTAGTGCTAGTATCAAAACAAGTAGTGTGCTACAAAACATTCAAGGCTTGGATAGTTACAATCGCAACTATACATTGGATATGACTAAGGCAACTGTGGCTAATCCAGTAGCAACTTATAGAGCTTCTAGTTCTTACTTGGCGTTGAGTCCAGCTAACTACAGTGAAGCATCTGTACCAGTAAACGAAAACTACAGCATTAAAATGATGCAAAGTCTGGGTGGTTTCGCCAGCGAGATTACTTACAGTGAACGTGATACTAGCTATAGTGTGCAATATGGTAGCATGTCAGAAAAGGCAGGTTTCCTTGGTAACTATGGCGCTGGTACTTTGGCATTTGGTGATAGCTCTACCAGTTATTTGCAATTTGGTACAGAACACAAGTTTGGTGACATGCAGGTATTTGGTAGCTATGGTTTTGGTGTTACTCGTACAGGAAGTGTGGCAGATTCCATGATCCAACTTGGTAACCGCATTAGCAGTGACACTTGGAGACTGGGCGTGGCTAAGAACAATGTGTTCCAAAACAAAGACAGTGTGAGTTTGAGTGTTATTAGTCCTGTTACTGTTCGCAGTGGATCGGCGACTGTTACCGGTGTAACTGGTTACGAGTTTACAGACAATGGCGATGGCGCAGATGCTCGTGCAATCGTCAGCACTGAATCGATTAGTCTGCGTCAACAAGTTAAGCCAGTGGACTTGGTTCTTGGTTATACTGTAATTGGTAAGGGTTATGATCGTGTAAATGTTAACGTAGCACGAC